ATATAGCTATAGAGTCTAAATCAGGACATAAACTAGTGAAATTTGATAGTGGGGATCATAGATTAGCAGGTGAACCGAGAGAGACTCCAGAAGATTGTACTGACTTGGGGAGAAAGATAAGTGTAGACGACTTCCAAAAGAAGATCCTCGATTATAATGATGGAGGCTATAATGTAGATATAAATGATATGACTGCTAACAATGTACCGGTAGGTTCAGTTGGGATACAACCGATAAATTTAGAATCAAGATTGTCAGATTATCAAGGTGAAGAAAAGAAAACATTAGAGGATGGATCAGAACCAGCAGCTATTGATACATCGGTATATGGATATAATTATGGATTTTCAGATGCATCTAATAATCTTTCTACTTACTTCTATGGAATTGGAAGTGGAGTACCTACTGAAATGTATCAAACAGTAAGTTTGCCGAGTAAAATATGTAATCATAAGTACTTAGCATCAACTGATCCGAGAGTGTGTATATTACCAGGTCAGACGGGAATAGTAACTTCTCCAGGAGACACAGCATTTAAGCCAGAACTATATGGAGATGATGCAGCAAATACCATGCTCGCAGATTTATCGGGATATAAAAGATTCACAGACGATCCAGATAGGAAATATGGATACTTATCTCACATACTGATAAATACTGAATTTATATATGATTGTTTTGATCAAGCAACTACGATCAAAGACGCAATGCAAAAAGTATTGGATGGTATATCTGGAGCATGTGGTAATATATGGAATTTCAAGTTTATGATAGACGGTGGTGTAGATTCAGGAACGACTCGAATAGTGGATGCTAATTATTCAAATTTAATGTGTGATTTAGTAGCTGAATTCCCTGTAATGAGAACTGATAGTATGGTAAGAGGTTATTCATTGGAAAGTAAGATACCTAATGCCATGGCAGTACAAGCATTATATGGAAATAATACTATGAATGATGATGGATCCGTTCCAAACAGTCTTTATGAGCTAGGAAATATGTTTGTCGATATTGCACATGAAAACGTCTCGGTACCCATAGTATCATCTGAAACGGAAGAAAGTGATGATATATTTGTAGTCCCAAAATCACCCGAAAAACGTGTACAATCATTAGGACATACCTTATCATTCCATATACATGAAAATTTATCAGAAGAACATATCAACAATGCAGATAGAATTTTGAAAACGATATTAAATGATAGAAATAATGCAAATGCAGGAGACAACGCATTATTAGATCATAATATAATTCCATTGAAGATGTCGTTCGAGATAGATGGGTTGAGCGGCATTCACTTCGGACATGCAGTTACAGCAACTCATCTTCCACAACGATATAAAGACACTATATGTTTTCAAGTTACAAACGTAAAGCATGACGTCTCGACATCTGGTTGGAAAACTACAATAGAAGCTATAATGCGTAGACGACCTACTGATATGGGAGTTTATACTATAGGACAAGGAGGAGGAGCCTTCAATAAACAAGAAGGAATAAACTTTAAGAAACTAAGTAAGGATCAATTACAATTTACTAGAAGTCCTATATCGTGGTATCATGAAGAATCAGCTGCCCAGAAAGAAATAGATGCAAATATAGGAGGAATGTCAATAAATATAAACGGTAATGTATCTTATAATGATGTTGACGAAACTAATGAAGCTAAAACTAACAAACCTGAAGGTGGAGTATAATACAACATGAGCAACTACGAATATAATAAAATAATAGACAATTCAGCTGAAATGACGGATCACAGAAAGTTTAATTCTCCAATACATAATCCGATGATACCTACTAGAGCTGAATATAAAATGGGGCATTTCCTTAGATATTTTGTTATATCAGAAATAGATAATCGTGTAGTGGAAATTGATGACAAACAACATCAAAATGTAGCTAATCCGAAAAAAGGTATAAGTCCACATTTATGGAAGGCTGTATCAATCGATTGGAAATTGAAAGGACCTAGATTCGATAAAGTAAAAGATGGTGTAATACAGTCAAAAGGTGTATTCACGGTCAATAAAAAAAGAGTGGATAAATTACTCAAACATAATCCAAAATTATCAGCTGCGGTAAACGACTATACATTATTTGCAAATCTCGAGCTCGAAATGCAAGAAAATTTAGAATCAACTCCGGGACTTTTAGTATACAAGAATGATATCAATACAGAATATTCAGGGTTGTATCACATACATCCAACTCATGGACCTATGGAAGGGCCTTATCACACAGATGTGGATCATGCAAGGTTAGAGTATAAATCGAACATTGACCCAGATGATATATTGAAGGATAATGTAGGTGTATCAGAATCTCCAACACTAAGTCCAGATGATTCGGGAGGAGATAGAGGAGGGTATTAGTTGCATATTCGAAAATAATTTCGTATATTAGATAAAATTTAGGTTATGAATATAATAGAATCACAAGAATCTTTGATAGATGCATTGGATGGATTGGATAATTCCATCATAATCCCTATATATTGTAACGATATACAACACCCGATGAACAACAATATCAGCTTATTGATATTCATATCTGAAGACATACAAATAATACCAATTAACCACCCAGAGGCAGTATGGTTAGCAGATTTAACTATAATAGATAAACATCTAGCAGATAAAACTTTATTTACAATAGATAAGAAAAGTGTAATGTATTTTCTCAATTGTAATCTAATAGATATTAACATGATCGAATGGATCGAGTGTGGTAAGACGGTAGATTTAGAACAACACAACACAACATCTCATGATTTCATATCATCTAGGTTCTGGAATAGATCAGATACCAATCAAATAATTCCAATATCTAAACATCTTGAGAAAGTACAATCGATAAAAAACGAATTGACACGAATAACCAATATATATCTTAAAAAGAACGAATACTTCAATGCATATAATGATATAACAATTCCAATATTACATGAAATCGAGAAGCAAGGATTATATACCGAAGCTGGATACGAATATACGCAATATAATCCATATACGACTACTGGAAGACCATCTAATCGATTCCAAAACATAAATTATGCAGCTCTCAATAAAGAGGATGGATCTAGAGAGCGATTTGTAAGTAGATTTTCAAATGGTAAGCTTATAGAGATGGATTTTGATGCTTATCATATAAGACTAATAGCAGATGTGTTGGATCATGAATTACCAACCGGATCAGTTCATGAATATCTTGGCAAGCAATATTTTGGAAAAGATACTCTTACCAAAGATGAATATAATGAATCTAAAGAAATAAGTTTTCGTATATTATATGGTGGAGTCCCAAAAGAATTCTTGCAAATTGAATTCTTCGCAAAAGTAGATAAGCTGATTAAAAAGTTATGGCATGAATTTAACACGGAAAACTCAATTCCCACATATTTATTTAAGAGGCCGATGTATAAGAATGTGTTAACTAGTATGACACCACAGAAATTATTCAATTATTACATCCAATCACTTGAAACCGAGAATAACATCTCGATTTTATCGGAAATTTACAAGGTTATGCAGAAATATCGCTCAAAACTCGTGCTATATACGTATGATTCCTTCTTATTTGACTTTGATTTGTCCGACGAACAGATATTTATAAACGATGTAATAGACTCCATCAAGTTTCCAGTTAAAGTGAAACATGGCTATAATTACAATAACATGACGGACATTAAATATGAACTTGAAACAACTCATTGATGAAGTAATTGAAGATTGGTTTTATCTACATCCACACGGATTTGCAGATGAACCGTATAACATACAAGATTTAAGAGTATTGCGCGAAACACTTCAATCTAAAAAGTATCCAACTCAAGTAATAGAAGAAACGATTGAATTTCTAACTGAAAAAGCAAAACATTTAGTTAAGAATAAAGAATCTGGACGAGTGTATGCAGTACAAAATATAAATCCAGATATCCACGATGTTCTCAAAAAGAATGCATCACCAGAAGATATAGAAGCAGCCAGCAAAGGATCTAAATCCACCAGCAAACAAAATGACGATACCCCCGAAAAAGACGCTCCAAAAGATGTTGAAGTAAAAAGATCATCAACTGGAGTTCATGGTAACTTAGAAGATGGAGATAATCAAGACAAGCATGATGTATTAGAACATGGGTATAAAGGCTCAAAAGCATATTACAAGAAAAATAAGATAAAGGATCCATATACTGGAGAAATTAAGAAGCCAGCACCTGGAAGTGCAGGTTCAGCGTTCAATGAGATAGTATCAGGAGAAGGTATGCATATACTTGATAACAACCCTGATATGTCTGAAGAAGAATTAGCTGATAAGATGTATAATGAATTTGGTAAAACTGCACTAGGTCAAGAACAAAGTTATTCAGGACAAGTAAAAGACGATATACCAGCTAGATTTTGGGAAGCTAGGAACAAAGCCAAAGGAAGCGGTACTATTGATAACCCTGAGAATCCAGAAGCATTCAAATTAGCTGAACGGCAAATAGCTACATATTCAAAATGTTTAATCGTAGCCAGAGCAGCAAAAGACAAACACTCTATTTCACAAGAAAGAATATCAAATCTACAAGAAAGTGGTAATTTTGGTACTCCAAAAAACACACAAACTTTCTACGGTACAGCCAAATCACTTGCAGCCCAGAAAAAAGCAGTAGCAAATGCTAAAAAAGTAATAATGCCTGATGGAACTACCCTACGAAAAGAAGATGTAGAATTGTTGATCCAAGAATCAGGTAAAACGCTTAATCCATCAGATACAGCAACCTTTGTCATGGATGAAAATGGAACTCTACTGATTCAATTTCACTCAGACAAGACTGATCCATCGGATCCACAAGGTAGTAAAACATTAAGTAATGATATGGCTGATTTAGAGAAAAGAATTGACGCAAATACAACATTATCTCCAGAAAAGAAAGCTGCTGCTCAGAAGGTGGTAGAAAATCACAACAGTCAAATGATTGCAATTGAAACGACATACAATGACCAAACTGCTGCAATAGCTGGATCTCTTGAAAATTATGATTTAGATGAACAAGTAGAAGTGCTTGAAGCGGAAATGAAAAAAAATAAAAAGAACTATTTAGATCAAGCACTTTTAGATAGCAAGGGTCAGTTAAAACCAAAATACCAAGCTCATATACCAGAAGGTGCAGATCCTCAAAATATGTCTAATAAAGAGAAGATACAAGCAATACGATCATTCATAAAAACACCAACTCCAGATGATGCAAAATTTGCGGATGGAAAAAAAGCAGACGATCTAAAGGTGATATCAAAAATAGCTGAAAAACTATCTAAAAAAATGGGGAAGGATGCACCAGATGATATCAACATAAAAAAAGTATTAGCTAAACGACGAAATCAAGTAGTTGATATACATAGAGATCGTAAGAATAAATTAAATCAAGTAGATTCAGGACCACCACCATTAGGAGATCTGGAAGAAGCTCAAGAAGTAACAGAAGGATTCCATTTGGATATATTAGATGATAATAAATATGATGCAAATGAACCAGATCAAAAGAAGCGTTTGAAAGCTATAATGTCAAATGCATTTGATATTCATATGGGTGGTACGGTAGCTAATAGAGATACACTGAGAGCAGCACTGGGAGTAAACAGTTTACAAGAATTCAAAGATAAATTCAGAGTAAAAGAAGAAGAAAAACTCACATATGGTCCAGGAGGAGAAAAAGGTGGAATTGTAACTGGTAAAGTTGTATTTACATATGTTATCGCAGAAGAAGGTGGAGAACCGATTGAACTAGGTCGAAAGACTTACAGATCGTCTGACGGACCTACTGGAACTACAAGAACTATTATACAATATGCTCAAGCGATGCAGGCAAGAATAAAAGCTGCGCAATCAGTTAGGAGTGACAAATAATGAGAACACAGCTACTATGTACATTCGCACAAAAACCACACTTAGCAGATACAGTAGATATCATTATCCAAACATACACGGTTTTATATAATAAGATCTTTGTATTAAGAGAAGCTGGAAGTGCTAATGATCTAATGTGCACATACAACATAGATGCATCTCGCGATTTTACTATAATGGAAAATACCATATCACTACACCGTAAGAAAAACACAAACACGTTATATACTATAAACGCATTAAACAATCTGATTAAGTTGTTAAATAATGGAGTTCTTGACGTAACATATCAAGTAGATTGGGATAATTATAAGAATACAATGCTCGTTACAAATGATGATGGACTTCGAAGAATTAACACTGAAATCGAAGACGTAATTTATATCAAGAAAAACAACTAATCTGTTGCAAACTTCAATTTAATTTCGTATATTTAGTCTAAATAAAAGGCAAAGACTATGGCAAATTTTATATATGGAATATTATTATTCTTTATTGGTCAGATATTGATCTGGTATCAAACAAATGCACAATTCATCAATAAATGGGCAAAAGATCATCCATTCTTAATGGCATGTATATTCTCAATACCAATATCATACGCATTCATCGTTGCAACTAAATATGTTGTAATGTATTTCGATGGGTCATTATGGCCAGGTAGATTTATAGGATTTGCAACTGGAATTTCGTCATTTGCAATATTAACGAGCATTCATATGAATGAGGGAATAAATTCAAAAACGATGGTTTCGTTAGTACTTGCATGTGCTTTAGTGGCAATTCAAATTTTATGGAAATAAAGTTGCAAACACAGATTTTATTTCGTATATTTAATGTAAATCATTCTAGAAGCCTATTTATATAGGTAACTAATGACTAAATAATTTTATTAACTAATTAACAAACGGAGATTAAAAAATGGCAATTGACTTAGACGCTATTCGCAAGAAATTAAATAACTTGCAATCACAGACTACAAGAACTTCAAACTTGTGGAAGCCTGAACCAGGCAAACAACAAATCAGAATCGTACCTTATCAACACAACAAGGATAATCCTTTCATTGAATTGTACTTTCACTACAACTTAGGACAAAAGAACTACTTGTCACCAGTAACATTTGGTAAAGCAGATCCAGTAACGGAATTTGCAGAGCAATTAAAAGCTACCGGTAATAAAGATGATTGGCAAATGGCTAGAAAGCTTGATCCAACTTTAAGAACTTATGTCCCTGTCTTAGTAAGAGGACAAGAATCAGAAGGTGTTAAGTTTTGGGGATTTGGTAAGACTGTTTATCAAGAGCTACTAAGTTTTATCGCTGATCCAGATTATGGTGACATCACAGATTTACAAGCAGGAAGAGACATTACAGTTGAATTCTTAACAAAAGAAGAAACTGGAAAAAATTTCCCACAAACTACAATCCGTGTGAAACCTAATCAAACCGCTGCAACAGACAATAAAGATGTTGCAAATATGATAATGGATGGTCAAAAGAATATTACTGATATTTTCAAAGAAGTATCATA